GCAGTTGTTGTGCGGTCTGTTTGTGCCTAAACGAGCTGTAAGCGGGGGGGGGGGTAGTAAGCTAATCTATGGAGCCGAGGCTACAGAGTTTGGTCTGCCTGATTGGGATAATCCAACCGTAATACCGCTTCCATCTGGGGACATAGTGCAACAAGTATATGTAGCGGCGTCTTCTTGTTTCCTTGTTTTAGGTGTCTTCGACAGTGTTACACCGGGAACCGATACAACCTACAGCTTGATAGATATTAAGTCTAACTATGTAACTCTTGTCAGGTCATATCGGTACAACAATGCGGTCAACTGCTTCTTGAAGAAAGGCGATACGGTAACCCTCCAATGGTCAGGTAGCGGAGCTAAGGCTTTAGTTTATCCACTCAAATTACCTAACTAAGTCGCTCGAGCATTTAGGCTCGGGCGAGGAGTCAAAATGCTAATCAAAAAGCTTATTCAGCGGCTACTCGATAGCCGAACGACACCGAGTGAGGCTGTTGTTGCCAACAGAGCGAATAATACCGGCACAAACATAGCCCCGTTAAACACTGTCACATCAAGTGGCGGATGGACGACGATCCTATCCGCATGGGCCGCGCCTAATGACGGTTACATAAAGATTTTTGGCAACATAGTCAAACTAGACGCCTCTGTAACAGGAGGGTCATTTGCAATAATTGGTACAGCTCTTCACGGGTCTTTTTCAGGCCCAGCCATAGGTTCTTCTCTACGAGGTTTTCTACCATTGAGAAAAGGAGAATCGGTGGCCATTATGGCGATTAATGCTAGAGACATAGTTGTAACCTTCTACAGTAAAATCGGGGGGGGGGTATAATCACTTTATTTGGAGGGCTCTGTCATGCTTAAGAGCCTTATCTCTCTTTTCGCCGAGAAGTTCCTTCAGAACAAATCCGAATGGGTCGGCCGCCAAGCATACCCATCAAAGAGGATTCAGCTCTCAAACAGCACGACAGAATACGTTCCTCCAGGGGATGGTTACCTGGGTTTCTACAAGTCTAACGAGAGCTCAGATAACAGCATTGATATTTACTCGTTCGGGTCGGATGGAAAAATCATCTCAAGAAAAACTCTTGGATTCTCAGTTAGCCCGAGCAATATCACTTTTTCAGGTGTTATACCCGTTAAGAAAGGTTATCGAGTCGTTGTCTACGGTACCTTCTCAGAGCTATGGTTCTCGCCAGCGGTGGGGAGCAAACTCTAATCTTTCCACAGGAGGCGCATTATGCTGAAAAACATTCTGAGCCTCCTGCTTTCAAAGTTCTACAGCAAGAAAGAATCCGAGTTGGTTGGACATCAGGCCATGCCTTCTAGTCAGAGCATTAGCATTACTCCGACGGTTAATAGTGTAGGAGACGAGGTTGCCACGGTTGCAACTTTCAATGCACAAGCCGATGGGTTCGTAATTGTAAGAGCAACTACTGATGGAGCACCGCCTTCCCGGTTGATTCTCTCTAGTTACGTTTCTACTTATATTTTTAATAATTCCTCAGGCGGAACAATAGCAACATTCATTCCTATTGCAAAAGGGATTCAATGCACGGTACAAGGCCGTAACCTAAAAAATATAGTTATTAGTCTGTACAAGACAATCGGGGGGGGTATTAAGAACACTCTTCTGCAAGGAGGTGTGCTATGTCGCTTAAGTCATTGGTACAGCTCTTTGCGGAGAAGTTCCTTACTAGCAAAAAGGAATGGGTCGGAAGTCAAGGTCTTTTCTCAAACCCAAATCCCGGAACAACGTTCTTTGTTAACCACGCTCAGGCTCAACTTTATACGCCTCCAAGTGATGGATGGATTACATTCGGCGGAAACCGACCATCGATCAATGTCGGCATTACCGGAAAGTTGGGAATGTGTTGCGTTAACTCTCAAGGTTATCTCAGAATTACAACTCCGGTTCGGAAGGGGGATACCATTAGTCTCTATTGCGAGACGGACGATCAGCAACCGCTTGAGGCAAAATTCGTTCCCTGCGAAGGGGCAGCGTAACACTTCACTTGTAGGAGGTGCGTCATGCTGAAGTCGCTCCTCCAACTCCTTTTGGACAAGTTCACCAAGAAGTCTGAATTTAATTCAATGCTGTCTTCGGCCTTTATCTATGCGGTAGAAACCAGCCCTACTCATGTTCCTCTTTCCGTTAGTTCGGCCGACAGTAGCATGTCAAATCCCGTGACAGTGCCCTTTGACGCATACATGACTGCGTATGCTCAAAAGCCCTCAGACCTAATAAATGACGCTTATTGGGCGGTAATAAATATCAATGGTCAGGACTTTGCCTACTCAACTTCTTACGGCGATAGCGGCGGTGTTCAAACTCCTCCGATACTTGTACGAAAGGGAGACACAGTAAAAATTCGAGGGTCATTCATACTCAAAGCAGGACAGGGCAAAGTGCTCCGCTTTTTTAAATTCAATCGCTAACCGCTCCGCCCCTCCTTGCGAGGGGCTTTTCGTTAGGTGTGCGCATTGAAAGAAAAAGCGCTCATAACATGTCCAAAAAGAGAGATAAACATGGAAACAGATTTCAGCCTCAGCGAGTTTGCCAGCACGGTGAACCTAATAGTGTTCGCGCTTATTCTTATCTGCGCCGCCTCGGGCTCGGCTATGCCGTACGTGAGAGGAGAAAGGGGCTGGAATTTTCCGCGCTGGTTTGTTGAATTCATATCCTCATGTGCTGCCGGCTTCATTGTCTATCTGATCCTGCGTACCTCAAAACTCTCCTGGGAATGGATTGGAGCTTGCTCGGGAGTATCTGCTTACTTCGGCCTGAAGATCATGAACACCTTATACGGTGTCGTCACGGGCAAACTAAAACTCACTGTTCATAACAATGGAGCGAACCATGGCAATTAGTATGCGCTCATTCTTTGCAGGGCTGATAAAGCTCATTCTCTTCTTTGCGTTTTATGTCGCTGGCTATCTCACAAACGCTCAGTTGAATCAATACACAATCGTGTCACAGCAGGACAGGATCAACATGCTGGAGAACGAAACAGCGCTCCAGCGCCTCCAGATCAACGAGCTAAACAGACGAGCAACTTCAAACACTGAGAATCTGAAGCAGCTTGAACGCATTAGTTCAGATATTGAATCTCTCAAAAAAGAAGTTCAGCAACTGCACGGCTTACACAATACGAAGGAGCCTAAATGAGAATCGAGATAATTAAGTGGGTTGATACCTTTGGATGTCCTCCAGGATGGGAATTTGAGGACGAACTTGAATATAAAGTTACCGAGGTTACCTCTGTGGGCTTTATTAGAAAAGAAACAGATACTGTTGTAGTCCTTGTTCCTCACATAAGCGGTGCGGATCGTAAACAAGTTGCGGGGCACATATGCATACCCCGCAAACAGATACTAAGTAGACAAACTATTTTTTCTTCTGAGACTTACGATCCGGAGCCTGCGTTAAAACAGAACCCGCCAAGCTCTTAGCAGTTTTAGTAGAGGTCTTCTGCTGGAGCACTTTGCCAGCGAGAGACGCAAGTTCCTTAGAGGATTTTTCGTTTTTTGCCATAGTCGTTCCTTTAACAATAAAAGTAACCCATTCAGAGTAACTCAAATTTTGGTGCAATTCAATGACACAAGATATCCTGCTTTACCCACCTGAACTGGCAACTCAATTCATATCGGAGTTTGAGCAGGGCCCCAAAGGCGGTCCGGCCCTTGAATCCTACAAATGCCCCGCTGGAGTGTGGACAATCGGTTTTGGCCACACGAAAGATGTGCATCCGGGTGAGCACATTACACGCAATGAAGCATACGACCTCCTAACTAAAGACCTGGTTCAAACACAGGAGGAGTTAGCAGCCATTGTCAAAGTTCCAGTCACGGAGAATCAGTTTATTGCCTTGATGAGTTGGTTGTTTAACCTCGGCTTGACGTCTGCTGTCAGAAGGTCAACTTTACTAAGAAAGCTAAACGCAGGAGATTATGAAGGTGCTGCTGAAGAATTTCCAAAATGGAGGAAAAGTGCTGGACAGGTTCTCCCAGGGCTGGTAAACCGAAGAGCGGAAGAAAAGAAAATATTTTTAAAAGAATGAATGTGGTTTGCGCCGAAACGCAGAACTAGAACTCTTTTTCAGAAAATGATCCGACTGATTTTGATTATTGCCGCCGTGATGTTTTCCTCGGTGCTCGGGTATCACTTCGGCCAGCAGGAAACGGAGCTGAGGTGGACGCAGGAGAGGGAGCGACTCCTGGCTCACCAGATTGAAACATTGCAAAGAAAGGATAAGGAAATTGCAGAACTTGAAAAGTCTATTGGTGTGCTTAATGATTCTGCTCTCCGGGTGCGCGAGCGAGACGCCGCGATACAGCGAAAGCTACAGAGGGAGCTTGGAGAGTGTGGTCGATTTAGACGCGCACTTGAGCTCTCTTCAAAAACTCTTGCAGAATGTGCAGAACGCGCAGTCAGCGATAGACGAATCATTGAAAGATGCGCCATTCAACTCAGATAAGCCAGTAGGCAAAAAATGACTGAACTTGAAAAACTCGGTATTCCAAACAGCGAGAGAACGAAGTGTGAAGTCTGGACAAGAGTTATGGGCTACCATCGCCCAGTCGATTCATTTAATATCGGGAAACAGGGAGAAGTGGCCGAGCGCAAATATTTTGACGAGAAGAAGTGCTGCTGTCGCAAATAAATAGATCTTTAGGCTTTTACGCAACAACTGAAAATTTCCGTTAAAACCTTCAAAAATCTCCGTTTTACATCCATATAACGGATATTAAACGGAACCGTTAAAGCTATCTACTTGAATAGTATTGAAAATGTGGTGCCAGTCCCGGGCACCAGACCTATTTGTCATATCTCGTTAAGCCTCGGTTTAACGGGATTTTTTGTTGTCCGTTTTGGCATATCTCGTTATATTCAGGTTTAGATAACGGAAATTTAACGGAAACGCTAACGGAAATTCTCGAGGCGGATATGGCAGGAATCAGAAAAACACTCTGCGGTACGTATGAAGTCTATGGCTACAGACTTCAGGCAGACGGAACAAAACAGCGATTCTCCAAAACATTTAAAACTAGAGCTGAGGCCAGACGATTCAGCGCTGAGTTAGAAATTAGTGCAGAGGAGCGATCCTCTTCAATTACGCTGGCCGCACTGATAGACGAATATATTTCTGAGGTCACTTCTCAGAAACGCTCCAAACGTACAGAAGAAATCCGACTTAGAAGGCTCCAGCGCGACAAACTGGCGGCTAAAACCCTATCTTCTTTTACAAACAGAACGATTGAGAACTACATTGAACGCCGCCTCAGTGAACGTGCTAAAAACCGAGACAACTATATTTCACCGTCCACTGTTAATAGAGAGCTGACAATTCTCTCTGACGTTTTTCAATTCGCTATTAAAAACGAACTCACGGACGTAAATCCATGCCGAGGCGTGGAGAAACCACGGGAGCCAGAGCACCGCGAGAGAGTTGCTTCAGACGAGGATATAGAGAAACTTTTGCAGGCTAGCGGTTGGGACGGCCACACAGTGCCAAAGAACAAAATGCAGTTGGCCGTGGCTGCTTTCCTTTTCAGTTGTCAAACGGGAATGCGCGCCGGGGAACTTTTAAAGATTGAATATTCTTGGATTGATGACAATGTGCTTCATGTACCGGCAGAGGCTACAAAAACATTGTCAAGAAGAGACGTGGCGTTATCTGAACGAGCTCGGGAGATTCTTAACTTAGTTATGGATCTCGAGTATGAACCACGTATTTTTGGCGGACTTAACGATCACAACAGAGACACGTTATTCCGAAAGGTGAGGGATAGGGCCGGTCTTGGTCCTGAGTACGATTCACAAAACCGACTAATCAAAGAAGGGCTGAATTTTCATGACGGCCGCGCAACTTTTGCGACTTGGGCCGCCAGCCCTGATCCAGAAACAGGGGCGCCCCGCTTAGATGTCCTGGCGCTTGCAAGACAAACGGGGCACAAAGATTTAAAGATGCTCCAGAGATACTACAGAGCGAGCGCAGAAGAGATAGCTAAGCGGCTGAAATAGCAAGCTTGGCTCGGGCGTGTCTTTTGTTTTCCATATAGTCGTCAATGTCTTTTGTGTACCAACGATCGCGCCCGTTCTCGGAGAATGCGTCCGGCTTGGGAAATTTGGGATCTTTCATTACCTCACGAGCGGCAGACGATCCAGGAGCAAAGCCAATTCGGATTTCTACTTCTGGACGGGAGAGAGTGAGCTTTGTTGTTTTCTGAATCAGCTTTTCAGCGATCTGGCTGGAGACTTTATCTGCCACCATGCTGGACAATTTGTCATAGTCAATGTCTGTCATTTTGTACCTCCTGCTTCAATCCGTCCGACCTCTCGATGCAGCTTATCCATGCAGATCTTGTCAAACTCCTTTTTGTCTTCCGAAGTGATTAGCATCTGAAACTGCTCAAGCATGATGTGGACATCGGCGGCTTCCTCAATGACATGGTGCCAATGCTCCGGGGACGGTTTATCAAAGTAGGCGTCAAACGCTTCCTGCAATTCATCGACTTCTTCCGGCAATTTTTCGTATACCTGATGGTCATAGCCGTAGTGATCCATAATCATGAGCAGGTATGAGTAAAACTCAACAGCTTTGTTCAGTGTCATTCTCAGTCTCCTCGGTATCCAGCTTCATGAATTGGTCAAAGATGTTTTGTTTGAGCGCTTTTGCCGGAGCAACGTCTGAGTTGTCACGCACGTTCAGCGCTTGAGCCTTGCCCAAAAATAAATTGAGGAGGCGCATAACTAGCATGGCCTCCTCGCGGGTGAGTTCAATTTTGTTCATAACTATTTAACTCGATTTTTGAGGCAACCCATCCCACGTGTTTTTTAACGGCGGATCAGACCTTGGCATGATCGCTGCTTTTACTATTTCGGTGGGAGTCTCATCATCGTCAATCTCTTTCTCAGACTGGCCAATTTCAAGAATTAAAGGTTTGTTCGGAGAGGTCGGCAAAACAAATTCCGATAGTCCGGGAAATACCTTGTCTAACCCTTCAAGCAGTTTAACTGACGCGCTTGTGTACAGACCAGGGCGCCCAGGCTTTCGGATATCCTCTGGGACGAAAATGCTTCGGTAATCCTTGATTAAAAAATCGTTAACCATTGGCGGCTCGAACGGGATACCGCAAAAATCCTCACGAGTTGCTGTTACGTTTCCATCCCCGATAAGGACAATGGCAGAGAGAACGACTTCGAGCGGGACAATCGTTTGCCCTTTGCCCTCCAGTCCTCCAACTAATTCAACAAGCACCGCATTACTGCCGTTATAGGCGAAGATTTCCGATTTATCAAAATTGATCGTAAGACCGCCAGTTGATCCGCTGCCGTCTTTCTTGATAAAGGCCGAGATGGCCTTGAGTTGTTTACCGTTAATCATTTGTTTGTCCAAATAAAAAGCCCTCTAGGAGGGCTGACCATACGAATATGCTCTATCGGGACTGTAGTCCACGTAACAAAATTGACCTGGATATGTAAGGCTTCGTGCCACCGCATTCACTAGTTCCGTCGTTTTTCCGTCGGCTGGCAACCGCATGGCTTTTTTGATGATCTTTGTGGTTCCATCGTCCATAGCAGCTATGACACCGGCGCAAATAGGATTGGCTGGAGCAGGTGTTGACATTCTTGACTTGGGACGACAATGCAGAATGAAGTCACACCATTTACAAAGTCCGTCTTTGACACACTGGTTGTGGTCTTTCAGATAAGTAGCTATCTTTAGGGCTGTCGGTTCGTCCGCAAGAATGTACATGCGGTTTAAAAAATCCATATAGGACGGCCATTTTTTATCCGTCCGGAAATCTTCCCAGCACGATTTAATCTCAATGCCTAAAAGCTCCATTCCGTAGCCAATTCCCAGCACGTCAAGACGATGTTCATAGCCGTTTCGGTAAGAGATTTCCGTATTCCAAACACCGCCGGAAACAAGATTTTCATTGAAAAATACATCTTTCTCTATCGCTTCTCGAAGTTCGTTACCCGGATGTATACGATATTCAAATGACCTGTGAATTGTGAATTGCGGTATTGCTTTGAATCCCCTCTCTCCGAGGTAATTTTGTGCAATTTCGGTTAAAAGCCGTTCTTTTCTTCCTCTTTCTGTTTGGGATATATTGAGGATTGATTCTTCGCTATTACCCATCAATTTTCTCCCAGCGCATCAAATCCAAATAATCATCGTCAAAAGGAAATAATTCACCGGTACTTGTGCAGAAGTCTCCTTTTAAATAAGTCAAAATTTCATACAGCTGCATTCCGGTTTCAGGATAGTGTGCTAAGACAACAATTTGCTCATAATCCTCGAATTGATGATTTCGAGGATCGTCAGTGTTTTCAAGTTCTAGTTTCATTTGTTCGTCTCCGGTTGATATGGGGCGGGGAGGGCTCTAAAAGCAACAACGCAATAGTGATCTTCATCCCAATTGCCACGCCAATCGCAATGGTTCATCCCTACGTAATACGTACTACCTTTTTTAAAGGTCACTAGATAATTACCGGATTTTGGAGGTTCTACATCCGGAAATAGATTCCATTCGTTGGGGTTGTACTCGCCTGTATTCTGAGAAAAAACATGATTAGAAAGTTCAAGAAACACGCCATTTTCTAAATCGGATAGAGCGAGACCAAATGCGCCGTCTTCTAACTGGACTCGGCACGCTTCATCAATCCTCTCATCACTGAAAAAGTGATTTACCCATTGCTTGAGCTGAGGGTCTTTAATTTTCCACATCTTTTTTCCTCTTCAGATACAACCGCCGCAGCAGCCACAAGGGACGTTTTCCTTAACCATGCAGAGAAGCTCCCACTTGTGATCTTTTAATTCGGGATACTTATCAAAAATTGAATCAGATATATCTTCCCAAGGTCCTTCCTCAACGTGTGGCTCCCAACTGTCATCAAACCAAACACTGCCACCGGAGGTAAGCTGAACATCTGCCTCATATCTTTTTCCGTCGGCTTTGAACGTCAGTCGCCCACTACATAAGGTCGGATAACTTCCGCTGTAGTCAATGAATTCAAATTTCATATTTATCTCAACAGAAAAGCCCCGCTCTCGCAGGGCTCATGGTTACTTATTTATCGCTAAATATGTTTTTAGTTCTGGGTCTTTGATTACCCACATAACCTGTTCCTTCTGTTGCGTTCCTGGACGTATTCAATGAGGTGATCTGGAATGAGATAGGAGCCAATTTCAGTAACTGCCATAATGTCCCCAAATTTTTTATTGTAGAGATCGATCAAAGACTGTCTCCTTCTGATTAACAACAGTCTCTCGCAGTTTATGGCGAAGTTGATCTTGTTCCCTTTTGTCCTAGTTTTCAGAATAGGAGGGCAAGCAGAAATCTCTTTCTCCAGCTTGGTTAATTCAGAAAATAATTTGTTTGATTGGAAAATAGCTTGATTCAGTTTTATTTCAAGTTTCACCAGTCTGACAAATTTCAAAACCTTGTCTTTTTCCCAATACTCTTTTTTCCCAAGGAATCGAGATTCTGGAAAGAAAGGGTTCTTTTTTATCTGCCAGAACTTTTTAGCAGGAAGCCCTAAGAGCTTGCAGAATTCATCTTTGTTATAGAGAGGTTGACGTTTATTCTTCATAGTTCTCTCCCAAGCCCTGCACTTGCAGGGCTCTTGGTTACTTGTTAGTTGACACTATTCTTTATCCCAATCACTTAGAGCTTCTGCAAGAGAGCGTATAAGTTTTACGACCTGCTCTTTCGACAAGATGATGTTATGTGCTAATGCACAAGAATCAGCTCCGCGCATGAGCAAATATTTTGGGTTCCCAGAAATGAGACTTAATGATGAAAGCACGACCGGATCAAGTTTTTTTAACCTTTCGTCTTCCTGCTTTAGTGCAAACGCGTTGACTGATGGGTTTAAAAGTTCCGAGCTTATTTTTCCCATTTTTATTACTCCCGATTAGCTCGGACAAACTTTAAAACATCTTCACTAGGCGGTTCAATTTTAAGTTCTTTGAAAGCTAACACAGAAGCGTCAGCATATTGGTCCCAACTTCTGTAATCAGTATTGAAGTAGGAAACTCGAATCTGGTGCTCAAATCTTCCGTTCAAGTAAACAAGATAATTTCCTGCGCGGGGAGGTCTATAAGCTGGGAAGGGGTTCCAGCCTTCACTGTTGTATTCAGGAACGTTTTCAAAAAGATCTTTAACGATGCTTATTGAAAATTTTTTATCATCATCAGAAGCAAGAATGTAATTTGATCCATTAGTCATTTGATCTTGGCAACGCTTTGCAATGCTTTCATCCGATAGCAGTTGCATGATCTTTTCTTTTAAAGTAGGGTCTTTAATCTTCCACATTTATTTCTCCAAAAGAAAAGCCCCGCTCTCGCAGGGCTTTTTAGTTAGTGCTGAATATCCGAGGATTTCTCGGTAGTTGGTTGTTCCTGAGTAACTTCGCCTTCCTCAATGTCTTTGAAGTCTTCGACCGAGACGGCGTTGATGTCGATCACGTCCTCAGGTTTTATTTCCTCCCCAGCTTCTCTCTTGGCGTCTACATTTGTAATCTGCAGGGCTTCGATTGAAACAGGCAGATATTTAAATAGGCGCCGGATAACCGTCTTGAGGGCCATGGACTCAAAATAGTTATTCCAGATGTTTTTGCTCTTGGCCTTTGCCTTAACCGCTTCAACCTCAGCGCGAGACATCACCTCGAACTGATAACCGCCACCACGAAGATTTGCGACTGCGTAGACAAACGTAATCGGCTTTTTGATCCGGTCAGCTTCGACGCTCGGGATGTGGTGGATGTCCGGATGCAGGCCGAGTTGATAATTAAAGTCGTCACCTTCGTGGACAGCAAAAGCTGAGAGGGACAAAACCTGGCCGGAGCGACGGGCAAGGTCAATCATGCCGCGGTATCCTAAGATTAGCTGGCACTGGTTGCCATAGGGTACGAGATAAGCTTGTCCGAGAGCAGAACCGGGTTCAAGGCCGAGTTGAGCTGACTGCATCACGGCACCCAAGAAGGAGGCCGGGGTCGTGTTGAGGAGGGCAGGAGTTTTCCGGACTTCTGTAGCAGCAATGCGAGCCATGCGATCAGCGCTCAGATGTTTCGGAACAGCGAGAGCCAGTTGCTTTTTGAACTGGTCGGACAAGACCTGCTGCACGATGATCGGCGCTTTCGTTTTTGGTTTGGCGACTGGTGCAGAAGGGGCGCCGACAGCGGCGGCGAGTTGGTCTGATGTGGACATAATTTAATTCCTATGAAAAAGCCCCTCGCACTGGAGGGGCTGGGGTTGATTAAGAGTTACGAGAAATAAGCCAGAGGCAAAAATAAAGCCCGCTTGTGCAGGCTTGGAGGGAATTTGGCTCGGTTGATCCGGCTCAACCGAGAAAGCCTTTTCTTGTTGCACCGTACTGTAGTGCTCGAAGCGAATATTACACAAAACCGCTCTTTTTATCAGTAGAAACCCTGCTCATTTTGTGTAGCCATCAACCTAAAAGGTTACGCGCAGACGCGCATTACACGAGTTGAGGATTCCTTGAGGTAGTCGTAGTAGTCATCCAGGTGATCCTCTCTGAAAGTTTCAGAATCGAAACGTTTGGAGGTTTGAGTTTTGTAGGTGAGAACCTTTTTGCCGTCCAACGTGAGAATCTCGTTATCCTTCATGCCTATTGCAATCTTGGTTTTGAGTGCGTCCTGCTGCTTTTTGAGTTCCTTAATTTCACCAGCAATACGTGCATACTCACCATAATCAATAGCAAGCTCACCCTGAGCCTCCACAGCTTTTCCATTGCTTTTGCCATATAACTGAAGTACGTCGTCAATGTTTATCGGGTCAGGCGGGATCTTCTTCAGAACCTTTTCGTTCCAGAAGTGGGAGCACTTTTCTTTGATGACCTGAAACACGTCGGGCCGAGCATCTACCCAGTACATCCGGAAGTCCGAACCTCCGATCAGCACCGCAAGGTACATTCCCTTGAGTTTCAAAATCCCGCAGTACCACTGGATCTGAGTTTCGTAGTAAAGCGGGATGACATGTTCGGTTCTTATGTTGTTCTGCTTGATCTCAAGCTCTTGGCTCGGTCCCCAAAGGTCAGCCGTAAAAGCGTTCGCCGTCTTTGCTTCAAACGCCACATCCGTGTTAATAATGCGCTCAACACCCGTGATGTCGGCATATTTCTCAATTTCTTCGACCTTCAGCAGCGGCCGAACTTTCCCGGCAATCTCCGGATTGATGATCGCTCGGTCTATGTTTGCAATCGCCCAAGGAGTTTCCGGATCGGCAAACTGGTGAGAAACCTTCTGAACTCTCTTGCCGGTGCGCAGCTGAAATTCTTTTGCGACCGTGTCTTCGAGAACGGTTCCCCAGTACGCCGGCTCGGACATTTCCTTGTCCTCAGAGAGCCCCAGTTTGTCATTCCAAACATCCAGCGGCGTCTTCCACGGATTCAGCCCAAGGACGGCTGCCACGTCGGAGCCGCCGATACCTGTACGACGGCCCTTTAACCAAGCGGCTCTTTGTTCGTTAGTCATTTTTTACTCCTATAAATAAGGCGGAGAAGGGACCCTGTTGTGGAGGCAACTTTCTCTGCCTTTTAGGTTTTACTTTTGTCGCGTAGTAATACTCTTTGCACTTCTTTTTAATTTCTTGTTGATGCTCGAGGTAGTAGAGGCGCCTTCTCTCTCTCTTAGTGAGTTTTAATGCCATTCGTTTTCCTCCAGATACTCATCAAATATCGGCTCAATCTCAGGGTGCCTTTCATCCTCACCTTCCTCAGCTATTTGGTTGATCCTTTCATCGCAATATCGCGGGATGTACTCTTCAAAGAACTTTTCGAGGAGCCGTTCATATTCAGCTTGCCGTTTTTCTTCCTGCCAGCTCAGGTGCCACAGGTCACCAGGGCCAGGACATGTTCTCGGAGTTACATGCATAGCAGCCACCTTTGAAAAATGTCAGCGCTCAGGACTGCAGTTAATCCTCCAAAGACGAGGAGAAAGGCGATCAGAGCGCAGAGGAAACATGTGAGATCGTTATCTAACAGATCATCAAACTTCTTGTTCATACCAAACCTCCAAAAAGAAAGCCCCCGAAAGCGCATCAAGGAGTACCGCGCTAACGAGGGCCAGAGGAGAGAAAACTAATTTTTAACGTCGGGATAAAGGTCGCGGTCAATCGCGTCACAGGCCATATCGCTAATCAAGTTCGAGGCATACTCTTTAAAGAGGTCTTTGACTTCCTTCTGGGCTTCAGCGGTCGAAACAACGTGGGCCAGATCCAGCGTTATCTCTTTTTTTCCTGAGAGCAGGGCCGAGACCACAGCGCGCTCGGCATACTCAAGAGCATTGGTGAGACAGAGCGCAGAGCCGCGCTCTTTCAAGATGTCTTCAACTGCTTCATCAAAAAGTTGTTTTTGTTCGTCCGGTAATAAGATCATTTTTCTCTCCAATAAAACCATGTAAAAAAGACCACATTCAAAAGCTCCCTTAAGCGCTGAACTGGAACTAACAGTTATTGGTAAAAGCCTGGGGAGCTTATGAAGATGGTCTGAAGAAGTCCCCGTCTTTCCGGGGTGTCACCTCTGCGAGATAATTAATTTGCCGAATTACTAAATATCTCAACGGAGGAAAAATGGATAAAGAATTCATTCAAAAGTTAATCATTGCTTTTGTTCAAAACGGCACGCTTACTCTCCCTAAAATCAACATCGGGGGAAGCCCGGATGCAAAAGAGAATCAAGCTGAAAAAGATCTTTTCGAAGCCCTTACTCGTATAGGACGATTAGAAGAAAAGATGATTAAAGAATTTGAAGAAATCGATTTCGATCTGGAGCGAGCTGTTCAGATTATTCGTGCTCGCCATAGTAATCGGAGCTGAAGCCGGGTGAGCCTGCTGCCTTTTGATCAGAGTGAAGTAATTTCTCAAGCAGCTTGTTGGCTTCTAAAGCTTGGAAGGACAGCTCGTGGATTCTTTTGACTTTATCTACGGCTGTCAGATTATTGTTCCTTTGAGTAAATTCAATGATGGTCAAATTGTTTTCTATGAAAGTTTTAATAAGTCCTTCCATTTCTTCTTTACTCATTGGAAGAGTGAGGCTCCCGCAACAAAGGAAGCACCGCACATCTTGTTCTTTATCGGTCATTGCTTTCTCCTGCCCCAGTTCGTTATCTGAATTTACTTTCAGCCAGTTTCATGAGACGTTCGGACTCCTCGCAGAAAAAGCTATTTATTTCGTCAAGCTTCTTTTGAAGAGACTCGTCCGCAAGCTGGCAATTTTTGAGCTCATACTCAAAATCGTTAATCAGTTCGGCAATCTGTTCAGCTTTCCCGGAACACTTCAGGGCGTCCTCAACGTCTGAGTAATCCCGCTTTTCAATTACAAGTCTTTCCATTGTTGTCTCCTTTGATGGTCAATTCATTCAGAAACCTCTTCCGCTGCCGTTCACTGAACATGCAAATTGGCAAGGAAGGGGCTTTTGAGTGGATAATTAATCGACTGGAGGAAATCACATGTCGAAAACAATCTCGATTGCTCAGTGGCAAAAGTATCTAAATAAGAAAACTGGCGGATTCAAATGTCCAATCTGCCACCACACCGACTGGCAAACACAGCAAAACTCGGACGGTACAGTTGCGGAAACCAAGATCCTCGACCAGTCTTTTGAGAACTACCTTTACAATCAAATCGGAGAGGCTATTGTTGAAAATGGTGGAACTCACGAGGAAATTGCTGCAATCGATCCGCAGCACGGTCAAAGGTCCGAGAGTCCAAGCCTTCTGAAAAGCGTCAATATTCTCCGTTGCGGTCACTGCGGCTGGGTAGCTCTATTTGATCGCGAATTCGTTGAGGAAGAAATCGATGGGTAAAAAAGATAAAAACGACCCCATCACCAGAGAATGGGTACAACTTCAGATACAGGGTTCCCTGAGTAGCTACGTCACTTGGAAACAATTCGCGGTCTTCCTAGCAATCATTGCCGGAGCTTTTGGCTTCCTTTACGACAAGATCATTGATCTTTATTCGAGCCTTTAGTTCTTTGTCCGCCTTCGCACTGTAGAAATAGCTGACGTATCCGCAATCCGGACATTCGGCTTTGATCGTCGGAATTCCCAGGTGGATCACTTTTTCCTGCTTTTCCAAGAGAAGGCCGCAGATAGGACACTTGGCCGTCTCTTTATAGGTCATTATTTTTCCCATTGATGTCTCCAATCAAATAAACAGAAGCGCCCTCCGAACCCATGACACGCTAGGACGATTCACTCAAAAGCTAATGAGGAAGGCGCTTATGTTTGCGAACTGTCTTTGCTGAACGGCCCCTACCGGTGCTACACGACTTTAACGTTTGACACTTTCAGCATTCTCTCTGCCGCATCTTCACTTTCGATCTGATTGCTTGGGCGCAATTCACTCGCCGCCCGCTTGAGTTCATAGCCTTTCGGTTTACTCGGCCTTAGAACCCCTTTCCTTCTTGACAAGCTTCAGAAGGATTTTTAAAGAACGTTTGCTTGATGAGGAAAGAATAACATAATGTTATGTTAAAACGCAAGCAAACTGTTATGTAATGAATAACATCATGTTAGCTATTCGTAGCAGATTGTTTCTTTTAGGCAACAAAAATGCCGCTCTCGCGGCAATAAAAAACCGCCTGGGGGCGGTGCAGCTGAATTAAAGGAAAGAAGATCTTTCAATGAGACTAGGAGCTTGGGAAAAAGTATAGGCGCTCATTATTGTTGTTAATTTTTTCAAAAATCCATTTATATGCTTGTCTTTTTTATCAACGAATCTGTCGTCAATTAAAGCAGTTGGATAAAAGTTTTTCTCCCTTTCATCGGAAAGCGCTGCTCTGATATCGACTACTTTAGCTATGCAAGAGTTGATACTGTTTCCGGATGGCGGTAAGGCATCGACTAGTAAATCGTTGATCTTAAAATCGAAAGAATATTTATTGGTCGAGTATCCGGTGAAACTAACCTTTGGCTTACAAATTAACGCGGTAGTTAGCTCAGACAACATGTTTTTGGCAATTTCATATAGGTTTTCTTTAACCTGGAAAAGCTCTGGGTCGGTAGCTAAAAATAAATCTGTTTGATTTAACGCTTTAATGAACTTTCCGACGGTTTCAATCAAATTATCTTCAGTGCAGGTAGCATTCAACTCGCCGAACTTATCTAGGTTTAGTTCATTTATGTGAGCTACAAGTGCAAGCTTCTCTTTGAAGAGTTTAGATTTCGCACCTAAGCCAGTGGCGGTCCACAATGTGTTTCCATCATCGAAGAGGTGATAGTTTTTGCCCGTTTTTCTTAGATAGATTTCAAAGTTGTCGTTATCGAGAGTTTTGATAGGCAAAGAGAGTTGCCAAATGGAAGATTTCTCTTGCATTAGTACTAACTGAAAGCTTTCTCCTAGAATATCAGGCAATCTTTCGTTCATCATGGCAATAACTCGAATTTTCCGGGATCAAGAATCTCCTGATCCCCACAAATTGTTAAATTACATCTTTCGCAAAATAGATCCAAGCACTCGCTAAAGTTAAGTACTTTGTCAAGGTTTAATCTTAGCGTTCCAATGTGCTCATGTGGCAATTGGTGGGCAGAAGAAATCTTCCCAGATCTGACCTCGATTTGGTAGACGCGCTGCCGCATTCGTTGTCTCTTTTTACCTGTTTCTTGAAAGAGGGTTGCTCGTATCCTTTCGCCAGGAATGTCACGAGGGTATTTGTAATCAAAAACAACCTTCAGTCCAGATAACGGAGGACCCTTAGTAACAACGGCAGGGAAAGCAATTGAAATAACATTCTCCGAGCCGTCATTTGCTATCCAGTCAGTTGGTTCTCCCTCCTTTGGCAGTAGCATTATTTCTCTTGCATCGTTTTCTGGAACATCGTACTGAGACATTTTGCCTCCTAAATTCTTTTATAAATGTCCTTGCGTTGATATGTGTCGCACAAAGCCCCGAACCTTCGGCTGTCCTTCTCTTTTGGGTGAGTTATTGGTATCTTCGTTGGAACAGTTTCTCTCTTTCTTGGGCTTTTTAACCTTCCATCCCGTGCCATTTAAATGCTCTGCGAAATCCTTTTTTCTCGGCCTCTTCGGTTGTCTTGGCATAAAACTCACCTTTTTTATCTATTCTTGTCTTGTCATATTGTTGGTCAAAAGGTAGGTGATAAATTTTTTCTCCGTTATTTCCTATGTTGCATTTGATCATTGGAAAGTCCTTTCTAAGAGGTTCGGTAATAATTTTTACACCTAGCAACTCTGCAACCTTATGAGCATATTCACTGAGGGCAGTCGTTGTGTAAAAAATAGGGATGTAATTGTGTTCAGGATCTTTTTGTTGAAGTTCGTAAGTCGTTCCAAATAGTTGAAAAATGTGTTTTTCGTGAATGGTTTTATGTTTGGACCAACATTTAGCTTGAATAACTTGTATGTTTGAACTATTTTTCTTTTTGACGATTAAGTCCCTCCCTCGATCTTCAAGTCCTTTTAGAAGGCCGTCGTATTGAACTGAATATCCCTCTTTCTCCATTAACCAGCCAATGTATCTCTCGTACATTTTTCCCACCTGGAGGTTCGACATGTTCTTCAAAAAACGAGTAAGGGCAAGTTGGTTTTTTGCTGCAGTAGAAAGATTGTTGTATTCCTCATTGGATAAAAGTTTTTTCACCGGATCAACTTTCTCTAATTCTTCTTTAGATGTATTTCTGAAATCCTCGATGTCATTGAGAATTTCTTCCTCATAGTCGAGTAAGAAGGGAAAATATTCTTGATACGTCTTAAGTTGAGACTCTAAAAATAAAACACGTTCACGGAGTTCTCTTTTCTCTTCAGACAATGCCTTTACTGTTTCAGAAGCTTTCAACGCTGGGCGATTTTTTCGCGCCAAATAGTCGGCATCTTTTTTGTCGAATACTGCAAAGGCATTGCTTATGAATCTACTTAACCACTTCCTTCCCTGTATGTGGTTCTTATCTAACTCGGCAGTAAGTTGTTCTGTGAACTTTTTTCTGTTGTCTACATCTTTTTCGAGTTTCTGTAGCTTTTTTCTTTCGAGCAATAATGCAGCTTCATCATCCTGTTTTTTTCGCGCCAATTCGGCTAACGAGGTTAGTTTATTTTGTTCTACCTCCTTAAGTTTTTGTTGAGTCAGTGCATTGAGTTCTTCTCTCTCTTCTGCAATCTTTTCCCTCGTTAAAGACACAGTTTTTTCGAAAGCAACCTTTTTTGCTTCTAATTCGTTTTTTGATCTTTGAATTGCGGCCAATATCAATAATCTAGAAGATGTAAACTCTTCCTCTTTTTTTTCTATCTCGAGAGCTAATGCCTGTTCTCTTTTTTCTTTTTCTTGATCTAAGGAGTTCAGAATGCTATTGGCTTTGGCGGACAAGTCATGAGCTAACAAAAGTTTCTTGTCCGCTTCTTCCCGTTGTCTTGTTACTTTGTTCCAGAATACAGTGGCCCAAACCGCAAGGACAACAAAAACTACCAGGAGCAGCATTAAGTAATTGAGCTCCATTAAACAAAACTCCCATGCCAGACATAGACAACTCTGCCAACGATCTCTAACTGCTCAGAGCCGTCTAGTTCTTCGCTAAGTTTTACTGTTGGATTGTCTGACGAAATTACGACTGCTCCCTTTAAATTCTTGTTCACCCGCTTAATGAACAAGGTGTCATAGGAACGCAACACATAGATCCCGTCATAGAGATCCTTCACGCCCTCGTCTATCAGAACCTTGTCCCCTGGTGCGATCGTTGGCAGCATTGAGTCACCATGGCCTGTCAATACTTTTAGGTTCATGGGATTCGAGGGGTTCAGCCTACGGACGAAATCAGGCGCTAGGGTCAAGCCGCCGATGATGACATCTTGCTCTAGCACGCTCGGATCGTCACCCATACTTCCTGTGTTTTCGAGCTCCAGAACCTTTACGCCATCTGCAGGCCTGTCAATTGAATTAATCAATATGCCTGTGTGGTCCGTGTCCATCCAGCCACGGCCTAACTTCAATTTAGATTCGATATCGCGGGCCAGCTTATCACCCATAAGATAGGGCTTGCCCGTACTGGAACGAACCGACTGAGCACGAATAAAAGACAAGGACGGATCATTTCGTCTTCTTCCCAACTTTTCATTGAGAGCAGGAATTGTTCCTTCTTCTTCGATAAGTAGCTCTAGGTTCTCACGACGAATTTCACTAACAGGTCTCATTGCTTTCTCCTTAGAGATATTAAACAACATCTTGTTAAGTTGACATAACTAAATGTTATGCGTAATATCAAAACAAAACGTTATGTAAAGATAGCGATGAAACTGAAACACTATTTTGAAAAACATCCTGAGATTTCTCAGAAACATTTAGCAGAGCAACTCGGTGTTACTCCGGAGTTTGTGAGCATGCTAGTTGCGGGCAAACGGACTGGATCAATCGAGAAGTGCATTTTGATTGAAGAGCTAACAAATGGTGAGGTCACAGTTGAAGACCTCAGGCCTCAGAACTCTTGGAACAAAATGCGCAACAACCTTTTGCGCCGAATGATCAATCAGTAGGTGAGATCATGTCCTGGCAAGATTCAGACGCAGTGCGGAAACTTTTTGTCGGTAATTCGGCGGCAAAAAGCGTACTGCGCTGCCTGGCTGATTTCAAAAATGAAAAAACGGGGAAGTGCAACCCAAGCACCGACACGATAGCCAAAGAGACCGAGCTAAACAGAAAAACTGTTTATAAAGCCATCAATTACTTAGAAGAAAAAGGGTTTATCCGTAGGGAGCGGACCGTTCTCAACTCCTCAAATAATTACGTTCTGAATCTTATTGCCAGATCTGATAGTTCCATAAACGGTAGTACCGTATTTGGTAGTACCAAATGTGGGACTAGTCCCAAAAACGGACTTTCCGTAGGCCCAAATATGGGACGTGTGGTAGGCCCAAATACGGGACACGAACCAGTAAATGAACCAGTAATAGAAACAATTAATACATCTAACGATGTATTAGTCAGTAGAGCCGAAACCGGCTCTCCAGACGCTCAGAAAAATGCCGTGAGTGAGAGTGAGAAATTCAACCTCACCGCACCCAAAGAAGAACTCACTCCGGAACAGCGATCGGTACAAATCGGCTCCCGTTGTCCGCACGAAAAAATCATCGCCCTGTACCACGAATGCCTTCCAATGCTGCCGACAGTCCGGATCTGGTCGGAGGATAGAAGAAAAACGTTAGCGGCTCGCTGGAGAACGCTTGTCAATGACAAGGGCTATCAGTCCGAAGAAGAAGGCCTTGGATGGTTTAAGCGATTGTTTGGATACATCAGGCGATCGCAATTCCTCACCGGTGAGACACCGCAGAAGGAAGGCCACACCTGGAGACCTGACTTGGAATGGATCATCAAACCGAAAAACCTAACGAAAATCATTGAGGGGAAATACCATGTCAAATAACTACAGCATGAGAGATGTGGACTTCGACAGCGGTCAGGAAGCCAAGAAAACTCAAAGGCAGCTTTCATCGAAGGTTTTTGAACAACCCTGCAGGGCCAATGGCTGTCCGTGCACAGTCTTTTGCGGCCAACTGACCCAAGGCATCACCGTTTGTGAATTCCACGAAGGAGTTCAAGGCAAATATTTTCCGACTGTGACGGCCGGCCTTCTTCGCTTCAGGGACCTTATTGATCTTGCAGAACGTCTCCTTAGGGACTGGCGACTGATCGACGATTACAACTCAACCTACAACCACCCGTATGTCATCCAAAACCTAACTGAGTATTTCAACTCAATAGGCATTCCGGAACTGGCTCCGAAGACAAACATCCCATGTATTCCCATCGAAGGAAAGCAGCAGTTCCGTGATGAGTCTGCATACGACCTCGGAAACCGGATCAAACGTTGGGTGCGTAACCAAGTAGTCAAGCCTTACATGATCGAAAACTCGGAAGAAAGCCTGAAAGAGAAAACGGTTGAGCAACTGTCTCCGCTCTCGGCTTACGTGAAACAACTCAAACGCAACGGCATCCAGAAGCAACAGGATGACGAGGCTTACTTTTAGGAGGCTGGGTATGTCTGATTCTGCTTGGACGCTTTTGATGATTGTGCTGGCGCCTGTGGTGTTTATCAACCTGGTGCTATTCGGATTACTCGTGAGAGCCGCTTTCCAACTCAGCCAGGAGAAGAAAAATGGATAACGGGTTTCTTTGTGTTCTTTTGTACTTAATCGGCGGTTCCTTTGTTGGTGCTTTTTTTGACAGGTAATGGCATGCGTTTTGATGGTCTCAGATTTTTCACTCTCCTAGGTTTTTCGGGAGGCGTTCTCAGTCTTCTTGACTTTGCCTGGTTTGCTCACTCGGGATCGAATCTCGATTACAGCCTGACATTACTGGCAATAGTTGTTGCTCTGGATTTTATTTTCGCTTTCGGGAGGAAGTCTGAATGAGCGGGTGCTGCTTGTATTGCAAACACGCTGGAGCGGGCTGGATCAGCAGTAAGAACGGCTCAATCAATGTGGATAAACATGATGACTTTTACAGGGCCATGAACATCTACTGCAACAACCCTGTTACTGGCATGGATGGTCAGTGTTTTCAGATCTCGTTCGTTCGCTGTTCTTTGTTTGAACGGGCCACAGATGAACGGATACAGAAACGAATCGAATTTTATTCAAAGTTTCCGAGATTCAGGACACACGCAGAACTAATCGCACAAAGACGATAACCAAGGAGAAACACATGCAGGAAATAATCGCTTTTTTACTAGCAGTTCAATGCGTTCTGGTGCTGATAGCAGCAGCCGGTATCTGGTTCGTGATTGTCATGAGATTTGAAATTGCCTCTCTATGGAGAGAGATCAATTTTCTGAAACGGAACAACGACTAGGAATGTGTGATGGATGACATTGAAGAACCATCAGGCGGATCTGTTCGGAGATTCCATTCTTTACTGCCCAAGGAAGCTCAAAGGATTCTCCGAGACAGCGTCCGGCCTCGAAAGAGAGAAGGCAAGGTACAGAGAGAGCTGCGAGTACAGGAAGCGATTGCTCGAGTTAAGAGCGAATATCCGCAGTTTTTCCGATCTAAGCGTTAAGCCGTCCACGGTTTCGATGTCCGATAAATCTGCCAGGGTCGGAGAGTCCAGTCCGCACGCAAAGTACACGGACGTTGAATTGATTCACTGCTTTGACCTCAGGCTTGCAGGCCTCTCTCTGCGAGAAATCTCCCGCAAGATGGACATCCCTGTAAGGACGCTTCGGGACATCTTCTCAGGAAATCGGCGCGCTGTCATGCCTACCCAATTCAAATAACAACTAAACCCAGGAGGGAACAACAATCATGTCAATGATGAGATTCAAAAGCACCGATGATCCTGCGTACAAGGAACTGCTGGCCAAAACAAAAACCAAAGCCGGCCCCATTGTCTTGAAGAAGATCAGCGGTTTTGTCGGAGGCAAAAAGAACGGCTTTGCCAAGGGCAGAATGAAATCCGGGCAGATGAACGAGACAGAGAAGGCTTATGCCGCATACCTTGAATCCGAGCGTATCGCAGGCAGGATCAAGGCTTACTGGTTCGAGTCCATAAAGCTCAAAATCGCGGCGGATACTTGTTGGTATAACCCCGATTTTCTCGTGCTTACTGCTGAAGACCAGCTCGAACTGCATGAGGTGAAGGGATCGCCCAAGTTCTTCGCAGACGACGCGAAAGTGAAGACGAAGGTCTGCGCGACTGAGTACCCTTTCCGCATGCTCGTTGTTTATCCGGAGCGTGGTAAGGGGTGGACTTATCAGGAGTTTTGAGCGATGCCCCAAAGAAATGAAATTCAGACCAACACGAAGGCTACCTTAGGGACAGCAACCCTGCTGCCGAGAAGGGCTGCGGAGTATCTGCAGCAGGCGGCCGAAGAAGCAAAGGCTCTGCCGCCTGAGTCAATGCGGCGCCGGCAAGTTATCGACAAAGCAATCATTCTGGTGAAGCGTGAGTTCCCCGAATTCTTTTTCCGTTAAACGCATGATTGCCGTGTCTCGATTGGGCGTCCCGATCGGTGAGGATTCGCCTCATGCGAAATACACCGACAGGGAAGTTGATCTTGTCCTGCAGTTGCGCGGCGAGGCATTCAGTTATCGGCAAATTGCCCGAATGATGGAAATGCCTCGGAGCACTGTCTTTGCCATTTGCACGGGATTGATCCGGGGAAAGATTCCTCACGCATATCGGAGACAGAAGTGAAAAAAGACAGAAAGAAAAAACTCTCCAGCATGCAGCTTAAGTTCATCAACGAATATATGAAGGGTAAAACTGCAACTGATGCGGCAAAAATCGCTGGATATTCTGCAAAAACAGCGGCGATTCAAGGATCTCAACTCCTTAAAAATCCTTTAGTCATTTCAGAGCTCGAAAGGAGGCGAAAAATCATGGAAGAAAAGACCGGATACACAGTGCAGAAGTGGCGTGAAGAGCTCCTGGAGATCCGGGAAACTTTATCCGAGAAGATTCCCGTTTATCAGAACGAAGACGGCGAAGTGATCATGGGCCTCAAGGATGCACCGTCTCTGCTTAAGGCCTACGACATGCTCGGCAAACACTTGGGCGCTTATTCGAAAGATAACGAGAGCAAGCTTGAAGGCAAGATCGAATTTGTTTGGGATGACGGCAAGAAACAGACGGAGAAGGAAGAATGAAAGTCGTGATTCCCTACCGTCCCCGCTTTCCCCAGGACGAAATTCACAAGCAATTGGAGACACATCGATTCTGTGTACTGGTTGCTCACCGACGCTTAGGCAAGACCGTGCTGTCGGTGAATCACCTCATCAAGCGGGCTATTACAGACCGCAAAGAGCGTGGCATGTATGCCTACCTTGCTCCATTCCGTAACCAGGCCGAGCAGATCGCTTGGGGATACCTGAAGCACTACACATCACAAATCCCTGCAATCTCGATCAACGAACAAAAGCTTTCGATTCTTTTGCCTAACGGTGCAACGATCCGGATCTTCGGTGCTGATAATCCCGACGCTTTAAGAGGCATGTACTTTGACGGCGTAGTGATCGATGAGGTTGCGCAGATTAAGCCGACCCTTTGGGGAGAAGTGATTCGTCCGGCACTGGCTGACAGAAAAGGATGGGCCGCTTTCATCGGAACTCCCAAAGGCATCAACCTCTTCTCTCAGTTATACGATCAGGCTTTGAACCTTATGAGCAAGGGAGATCCGGACTGGAGTGCGATGCTATATTCCGTTGAACAAACTCATGTCATCGATGAAAAGGAGTTGGCAGCGCTCAAGGTAGAAATGTCTGAGAACGAGTACCGGCAAGAGTTTCTCTGCGACTTCTCTGCCGCTCAGGACAATGGTCTTATTCCGATTGACGATATTCGTGCCGCGGCCAATAAGTTCTATCGAGAGAGCGAATACATGGGCGCTCCGCTCATCTATGGCATTGACGTTGCCCGCTTCGGATCCGATGCCTCGGTCATCTTTAAGCGCAGAGGGCTCGTTGCCTTTGAGCCGATTGTTATCCGGAAGTTTGACAACATGGCATTGGCTGACCGCATTGCGGTAGAAATGGCCAAAGAAAAACCCGATGCCGTTTTCATTGACTCCGGCGCCGGGCAAGGCGTGATCGACAGACTTCGCCAGATGCGCTTTGATGTCGTGGAAGTTCCCTTCGGAGCGCAGGCCATCGACAAAGAACAATTCGCAAACCGCCGCATGGAGATGTGGTGGAACATGGCTCAGTGGATCAAGCAGGGCGGTGCGATTCCTCCGGATCCCGTTTTGCAAGGAGACTTGGGCGCTCCGACTTACGGCTACACGCCTAAAGGCCCTAAGATCCTCGAGGCTAAAGACAAGCTCAAGGAACGCATCGGAAGATCTCCGGACTTAGCTGACGCTTTGGCTCTGACCTTTGCCGCACCCGTGGCTCCAAAACTTTCCCGCAGTATGGAGCGCGCTATCTATGGCGTGAATGATTCCTACGATCCCCAGGAAGCCTTTGAATCTGAGTATTGGAACTCTTAACACCGTCCATAAACCCTGTGCCTGAGCCTAGACAATGGGCTCATGAAAATCATTGACGCGTCCTTAGTTGAAATCATTGACCGTTGCTCTGAGCTTATCGACTCGGCAATGTCGGAGGCAGGTTTGCCTAACCGCAGGGCAGTTCCTGACCGTTCGATCTACGAGATCCTGAGCGAAGGCACGGACTCCTTCGGCCTCATTGTTGAAGACCAAGGTAAGCCCATCGGGTTTGCTTCGGTCTTTGTCTTTACGCACCAGCACAGCGGCGAAGTCTTCGCACAGAACGATGCGATTTATCTGGCGCCGGAATATCGCAACACATCAATCGGCGGCCGCTTGGCTGTAATGGCAGAACGCAAGGCAATCGAGGCAGGCGCCAAGTTTTTCCTATGGGACGTGCCCGAGGATTCTCCTCTGGCTAAAGCACTCGCAAAGAGGGTGCAGGGCAGAAAGCATCTTTTATTTTTTAAGGAACTTTGATCATGGGAATGACTGCAGCAGTTATCGCGGGCACATTGGTTGGTGCCGTGACTTCGGGATTGAACGCTTATGAGCAGAAACGTGCCGGGGATCGCCAGACATCGGCAGCCAAAGAACAGCTTGCTCAGCAGCAGGCCTTAGCCCAGGAAGAAGATCAGGCCCGCAACAAAGCAAACCGCAAGCAGGCCGACCTTGACGGACTCTTAGCAGACAACACGCTGGATAACGGATTGGGGTCAACGCTTCTGACAAACGGCAACGCGGCTCCTCTTAATCCTGGTGCGCTTGGCACCGGTTCCTCTTTACTGGGAGGCTGATCATGGGAGCGGTCTCATCTGTCGTCCACGCCGTGGGCAAGGTGGTCAAGCCTGTTGTGAAGGCGGCCGCCAACGTTGTCACTGCGGGAGCCTACAACCACATGCAGAACAAGGCTAAGGATCAGGCAAGGAAAGCACAGGCTCAAGCCGCACGACAGCAGGCACAGGCCGAAGAACAGCAGTCTCAGAACGCCAATATGGCAAACAAAAAGCATGCGAATGTCGGCGATACGGTTGTTGATGACACTCCGGAAGGAATGAGTGAAACGGTTCTGGCTAGCGAAGCGGCGCAGGACGATCGCTTCAAACTGCAGAAGAAACAGCTTATCGGGGGATAGTTATGCCCGCAGACATCAAGCTAATCAATCAGCGCTTTGAGAGCCTCAAGCAGGAGAGGTCTTCCTGGGAGGATCTGTGGCGCGATATTCGTGACTACTGTCTTCCTGACTTGGGATGCTTTTCAGGTGAGGATGCAACTCAGGGGTCTAAACGTTACCGCAAGATCCTCGATGCTGAAGCAATTGACTGCGCGGATGTTTTAGCCGCGGGTTTGCTTGGTGGCGTCTCGTCTCCTTCGAGACCTTGGCTGCGCCTGACAACGATGGATCCGGATCTCGATAAGAATCCCGCTGTCAAAGAGTGGATGACGAAGGTTCAAGACCTGTTGCTTCTCTACTTCTCGAAAGCAGAATGCTACAACGCGCTTCACCAGAGCTACTTGGAGCTTCCGGTATTCGGCACAGCATGCACGATCGTTAAGCCTCATCCGGAACAGCTCATCTCACTGCAGAACCTCACAATCGGGGAATACTGGCTGGCCGAAGACGACTTCGGGAAGGTCGATACGATGTATCGGCGCCTGTCTCTTACGGCTAAGCAGATGGTCCAGCAATGGGGCTTTGAGGCAGTGAACAACGATGTTAGGCAGGCATTTGAGAAAGATCCGTTTGCCCGATTCAATGTGATTCATGCAATTGAACCTCGCATTGAACGTAATCCGGATAAACGTGACAACAAGAATATGCCTTGGCAGTCCGTTTATTTTCAGGAAGGAGTGCAGGACAAAGTTCTCTCGGAATCCGGCTTTAGAAACTTTCCGGCACTGTGTCCGCGCTGGATGACCTCCGGCGGTTCGGTTTATGGCCGCGGTCCCGGCGCCAAGGCCTTGAGCGCACAGAAGTCTTTGCAGAGACTGCACTTGAGACTGGCCGAGCTTGTTGATTACGGAACTAGGCCGCCGATTCTCTATCCGTCCACCCTCAAGGATCAGCTGAGTCAGTTCAAACCTGGAGGCCGAGTGGCCGTCAACCCGCAGGAAGCTCCGATCATCCGCTCCATGTGGGAAGTGCGTACCGATCCCCAGGCAATGCTTGCTCTGATTCAATCGACTCGACAGGACATTCAGCGCATCTTCTTCGTCAACGTGTTTCAAATGATCGCGGCCACGGCGAATCAAACAGATCGTACTGCGACAGAGGTTCAAGCACTTGAGCAGGAAAAAGTGATGATGCTGGGGCCCGTGCTTGAGCGATTGCATACCGAACTTCTTGATCCGCTGGTCACAAACGCCTTTGGCTTCATGGTTGAGTACAACATGCTCCCGGAAGTTCCGGAAGAACTCTACGGCAGAGAGCTTTCTATTGAGTATGTCTCCGTTTTGGCCGAAGCTCAGAAGAATGCATCGGCAAACGGAATTGTGAGAACGGCTCAGCAGATCGGCCTTCTGGCTCAGATCAATCCCCAGGCCGTGGACAAGCTCGATGTGGATGCAACGATCGATCAGCTGGCAGACATGAATGGAGTGCCTCCATCCTTGATTGTGACAGGACAGAGGGTTGCGCTTATTCGCCAGCAAAGGGCCGAGCAACAACAGGCACAGATGCAGGCCGCTCAGCTTCAGCAGGCAATGACAAGCCTCAAAGACTTAGGGCAGGCAGCAGACTCTCAGGGTCTGCAGGAAGCGTTCTCTGAAGAGGGAGCGCAGTAAGCGTCCATAAACCTAAAGGCCCCTAAATGACAATGACAGACATAGATGATCCGCTTCTCGAAATCGAACAGCGGGAGCTGGCTGAAAAGGCCGAGAAAGAAAAACTCAAAGAGCTGGAGATAGCCATCAAGAAAACTCTTGAGACTGTGGAAGGCAGACGGGTCTTTCAGTGGATTCTCGACATGACAGCCGTCGACAGCTCGGTTACTTCTCAAGACATGACGCTGATGACGATAGCTTCCGCAAGGCGCGATATCGGTTTGCAAATACTGAATCGACTCAAGGGAATCAATCTCGAGCTGGTTCGCAGAATGGAGAACGAAAAACTAAATGGCTGAAACCGCAGAAACCACTGTCAATGAAGCAGACGCTGCCGCAACTGAAGGCGCGGTTCCTCCTGCAGATCCTACTCCGGCACCCCAGGAGGCAACACCTCCGGTACCACCGGAGCCTGCTGCCGAAACTCCTCAGCCGAAGGCAGACGAACCTGAAGGTATGGGTGCAGAAGAGGAGACGGAAGAGAAGAAAGAGGACGCCGAAAAGAAGGAAGGCAACGATGTGTTGGGAGCACCTGAAAAGGGCTACGACGAAACAGGCATTGAACTCCCGGAAGGCATTCAGCTCGATGAAGGCGCGATCGAAGCTTTCAAAAAGGAATGCAAGGACCTGAATCTTTCTCAGGCCGCTTATTCGAAACTGGTCACAAACATGACCTCTGTTTTGGCAAAGCGTGCGGAAGAGCAGTCTGCTCAGGTCAAGCAGGCCCTGACCGCTGAAGCCAAGGCCGATCCTCAGATCGGCGGTGCGAACTATGCGGCCAACCTAAAGAGCGCCAGCCGCTTTTATGCCAAGTTCTTCGACGCTGAGACTCGCCAGTTCTTTGAGTCTGTCGGTCTTAACCGTCATGCAGGATTCATTAAAGGGTGTCTTGCCGCTCAGCAGGCGCTCAGTGATGACGCCGTCGTAAAGGGCGGCAGGTCGGGTGAACTCTCAACAGCCGAGCGCGCCCGGGCTTTTTTCCCTAACTCAAAGATGAACTAATTTTTAGGAGTAATTACGATGGCTGCTGAATATCCAACACTGGTTGACCTCGCATCGAGACTTGACCCGAAAGGTGAGATTATTCCGATCGCTGAAGTCTTGTCTAAACGAGACCCGATTCTCAAACTCCTCCAATGGAAAGAATGCAACAAGACCGATGGCTACCTTCATGCCATCCGCACTGGCATCCCTGAACCGACCTGGCGCCGCCTTTATCAGGGCGTTCAGCCGCAGAAATCCACGACTGCTCAGGTCACCGATACCTGCGGAAACGTTGAAATGTATGCTGAAGTCGATAAGGACCTGGCTGACGTAAACGGCAACACAGCCGCCTGGCGCCTGTCTGAACAGAAGCCGTTCTTTGCAGGTATGGGCAACGATATGGCCAAGACAATGTTCTATGGTGACATCGATGTTGAACCGGACAAGTTCATGGGCCTTGCCGCTCGTTATAACGACACGAGCTCCACAACTCCGTCCTCTCGCAATGTCATTAAGGCTGTGAGTACCGGAGCTACGACCAAGAAAGTCACTTCGATCTTCATTGTGTCGATGGATCAGTTCTTCGGCATTTATCCGAAGGGCTCCAAGATCGGTTTACAGCACACTGACAAGGGCCAGTGCACTCACATGAACTCTGACGGCTCCATGTATGAAGTCTATCGCGACCACTACAAGTGGCAGGCAGGTACCGCGCTTAACGACTGGCGCGGTGTGGTTCGTGTCTGCAACATCCCGATCTCCGACGGAGCAGTCGACATGGGTTCCGAAGATCTGATCAAGAAACTGATCGTTGCGAAGAACCGCATCCCGTCTGATCTGCGCACGAACCTCCACCTCTTCTGTGCTGAAGAAGTGCACACAGCTCTTGAACTTGCCGCTTACGCAAAGAGCACGAATGTTCTCAAAGTTGTTGAAGCTGCTGAACAGTTCAAGACCATGTTCTTCGATATTCCGATCGAAGTGTCTGATTCCATCAGCCTCACTGAAGATCTTGTTTCGTAATAGGAGAAAAAGATGAGATTCGATTCCAAGCTTATGTTCAGTGACGGCCAGTCCATCTCCGGGACTTCCGGAACTTCCACAAATACTCTTGACCTGAACAAGGCCGGAGTTTCTGAAGGTGAACTCTACGTCATCCTGAGTGTTTCCGGATCTGCATTGCCGACATCTATTGAGGTTCTCGGCGGATCTGCCAGCACCTCTGTGACTGATACCGTTGCAGCGGCCTACGGTACAGATACAGCAATCAAACTGCCGCAAGGCTGTCCGCGTTATCTCAAGCTGTCCTTTACCGGCACAGCAATGAGCTGCAAGGTGACAGCAGGTATTTCCCTTTGCGCCTCCTCTCCGAAGGGCAAGCGCATCGGCGACTATGCAGCCGAGTAAACAGGATTATTCCAAGCGAGCATTTTGGGGGCCTTGTGCCCCCTCTTTTTTAGGAGCAAACATGTCTTCAGTTGTCGACATCTGCAATATCGCTCTCTCGAGGCTCGGGGACAGAGCGACAGTAACTTCTATCGATCCGCCTGAAGGAAGCGCTCAGGCCGATCATTGCAGGCGCTTTTATCCCATTGCCTTAAAAACTATCCTTGCCACCTATAACTGGAGCTTTGCTACCACGCGCAAAGAGCTAGCCAGATTAACTGCGGAACCTATCGGAGGCGGCTATGCGTTCCCGATTCCTGCGGACTGCGTCAAGATCATCTATGCCTATCCGGTAGACGAAAACGGCAACGCGACTCGACAGACTCTCCATTACGTCCGGGAATTGATCAACGGACAAGTCTGTTTGGTGGCCGAGCAGAAACGTATATGGATTAGGTATATCACCACGGAGGTTAAGCCTGAAAAGTTCTCAGATGTCTTTGCTGACGCCTTGGCTTTCCTGCTTGCCTCTAATCTTGCGGGCACTGTTGTTCCGGGAATGACGGGTGTGCAGATGGCGGCTGAGATGATGCGCTTTTACGAAGACAGACTGTTGAAAGCACAGGCTCAGGATGCAGTTCAGGACAGAGATCATCTGAGCTATAAGCCTGACTTTATCGGTGACTACGGTGACTGGGGGAGGGACGGACATGAGTGGCTCAACTAAAGTCCTTCAGCGCTCTTTTGCCGGCGGTGAAATTTCTCCGGAAATGTTTGGGCGCACTGACGATACGAAGTATCAGACAGGCCTAGAGACATGCTTGAACTTTCTCTGCCGTCCCCAGGGCCCGATTGAAAACAGGCCCGGATTTGAGTTCGTGCGTGAAGTCAAAGACTCAAGCAAGAAGGTGCGGCTGATTCCGTTTATCTTTAACGCTCAGCAAACCTTCGTCATCGAACTGGGGCACAAATACGCCAGATTCCATTCCTTCGGTGCCACGCTGATGAACGGCAATCAGCCCTATGAAATCACAACGCCATGGGATGAAGATGATCTCTTTGAACTTGAGTATGTGCAGTCAAATGACATCATCACCGTAACGCATGAGGATTACGCTCCGACGGAGATCCGGAGATATTCCAACACTGATTGGAGACTGGCGACGATCAGCTTCTCTTCAACTTTGGCCACGCCTACAAATGTGACTGCAGTCAAAGAAACTACTACGGGCAACGAGGATAAGAACGCCGACAAATACACCTTTCAATACAAAGTCTCCTGCCTCAATGCGGACAAGACGATTGAGAGCGAACCGAGTGCAGCAGTGTCATGTACTGCAAACCTCTATGCCACAGGTACGACAATCAAAATCTCATGCTCGGCCGTGTCCGGTGCAAGTTATTACCGCTTCTACAAGAATCAAGGCGGTATCTATGGTTACTTAGGAGACTCGGAGACCACATCGATCATTGATGACAACATTGCTCCGAAGACCGACATCACGCCGCGCCGATACGATTCAGTTGTGTCTTCCGGAAATTATCCGAGCGCTGTTGGTTACTTTGAACAACGTCGTTGGTTTGCAGGTTTTAAGACCGATCCTCAGCGGGTGGTTGCTACTCGTTCCGGCACAGAGAGCGATATGACGTACTCCCTGCCGTCTAAGGACGATGACCGCATCAATTTTAGGATCGCGGCAACAGAGTTTAATAAGATCCTCCACATCTCTCCGTTGTCTCATCTGATACTGCTGACAACAGGTTCCGAGATACGAATCAGTCCCCAGAACTCGGACGCGATCACTCCGTCTTCGATTTCTGCTCGACCTCAAAGCTACAACGGAGCCACGACAGTCAGGCCGCTCGTCTACAACAACAATCTGATCTTCGCTTCTGCTCGGGACGGACATGTCCGAGAACTCGCTTATCAGTATCAGGCAGGCGGCTTTGTGTCCGGAGATCTGTGCCTGAGAAGTCAGCACCTCTTTGACTTTAAGACGATCAAGGACGCTACGGCTCAGAAAGCCCCGTACCCCATTATGTGGTTTGTTTCCTCCGACGGAAACTTGCTCGGACTGACGTACATTCCTGAGCAACAGGTCGGCTCCTGGCACCGTCACAACACGGACGGCGTTTTTGAATCCTGCTGCGCTGTTTCGGAAGGTGTGGAAGATGCTCTTTACTGTGTGATCAGAAGGACAATCAACGGAAGTCAGAAACGCTATGTTGAGCGCATGAGAACTCGAAACTTCAAGAGTTTGGCTGATGCGTTCTTTGTTGATTCCGGTGCGACCTACAACGGCACACCTACGACCACGATCTCCGGGATTGATTGGCTCGAGGGAAAGACAGTTTCTATTTTGGCCGACGGTGCTGTCCAGCCTCAACAGAAGGTTGTAAATGGCAAGGTCACCCTGAACCATGAGGCTTCGGTGGTTCAAGTCGGTCTTCCGTATCAGTCGGATGTGAAAACACTTCCGGTCATCCTCCAGGATCAGTCCGGAGGTATGGGCAGAGTTAAGAACGTCTACAAGATCACGGTGCGTGTTAATAGAAGTTCCGGAATCTTCGCGGGCCCCAGCTTCGACAAGAACGACCTTGTTGAATACAAGCAGAGAACGATTGAGCCCTGCGGATCTCCTCCTGCGCTCAAGTCTGATGAAATTGATCTTCAGCTTTATTCAACATGGACTCGAGGCGGTCAGGTGTGCTTGAGACAGCTCGATCCCCTGCCGCTCACAATGCTGGCCTTGACCTGTGATCTATCGGCTTAACGTCCATAAACATTGAAGCTTCGCCGTTACCTTAAAGAAAAATTGAGGTAACGGCTCATGGGTAAGTACGATCAATATGCTGGCGAGGATCTTGACGTTCCTCTGTACGAGGGACAAGGCTCCTCGTCAAGTTTTTCTAAGATAACTTCAGACGCGGCAAACGGTCTGGGCAGTTTCGGCCTAGGCTTTTCAATGGGGCACAATGCAGTTAATGGCATTGTTTCTCCGATCCTTGCCTTCCGCCAGGCAAAGCAGCAGAAGCAGCTCTACAAGATTCAGGGCGAGATTTCAAAACTGCAGGCGCAGTCTTTCCGAACAGCGGCAGAAGATGTTTTGAAGAGAGCTCAGCAGGAAGTAGCCGCGGTTACTTTTCGTGCCGGACAAACAAAGGCCACTACTCGAGTGGCTCAGGCGGCCAGCGGTGTCGCTCTCGGAACCGGCAACACGGCAGAAGTGATGGCCTCTCACGACATCGCCAAAGAGATGCAGGTCAATCAAATCCTTGCCAACGCCGTTGCCGAATCGTTTGGCTATCGGCGCAGGGCAGTTAATTACTCAAACAATGCAATCGCCCTCAATGCCCAGGCTAAAAACATTTCTCCCTGGGCGTCAGCTGTATCCACCGGCATGAGCATTCTCATGAATCCCAACGGAGCCAAGGGCAATCCTTTAGATCCCAACTCAGAATCAGCGGGCTCCGGGTATCTCGATAACGTCGTCAGCATCGGCAAGTTGTTCACGAGCGGCGCCGGCGGAATGAGCGGAGGAGCAGGAGTCTAAACATGGGAACAATGAAACTTCCTTCTGTTGATAATCCCTACGGAGTTCCGGTTGCAATTTCTCAGCCGGGCGGAATGCATTCTGAAATCATCACCGCGCCTGAAAGTCCGATGTCAGTTCGGCATGCTGGCGAAGCAATGAACAAATTGTCCGGAGATCTTAGGAATGCATACGACAAATGGCAGCTGGAAATTGATAAGACGCGCCTCGATGACTTATCGACCCAGCTTGAACATGCACGCATAGACCTTCGAGTTAATCCGGAGAACGGGTACGAAAGACTTAAAGGTGTAAACGCACTTGAGCGCCCGGACGGAAGAAGTCTGAACGATGAAGTCAGCGATGCCTTTAAACAACGCTATGAAAAGCTGAGGGAGCAGGCTGGAAACGCTCGAGTCCGAAGCGCCTTTGATCGTCTTTATCAGGCCTCAAGCTTGAAGCTTAATGATCAGGTCAACACCTATGTTACGAGTCAACAGCTTGAATACAAAGACGCAGTTCTTAAAAATCAACTTAGCCTTGCCCTTAACCAGGCAGCTGACGCCGACCCGGAAACAGCAAAGTCCGGACTTGTTGCGGCTCGTTCTATTGCTCAGCAGATCGGAGACTTTCACGGCACGCCTGTAGACATGATCAAAGTCCTGGGGCCGATCCACGAGCTCCGAGTGAGCAACATGATCGATGCGGGCAAGCTCTCTCAGGCCAAGGCTTACATTGCTCAACACAAAACCGAGATGGGTCCAAAAGCAAGGCTGAGATTGAAGTCGGCAATGCAGATGGCTTCCGACCGTGCGACCGTCAACCGTTACACGGACGAAATCCTCAAAAAGGACAACGGCAAAGCCAGAGAGCTTTTAGACAACATCAATGCTGTTCCGGAGAAGTATCGCGCCGCAGTCAAAAATAAAGTTTACGGCGCTAAGAGAGAGCAGGAAGCGCTTGAGAAGGCGACGAACTACGACAACCTTAAGCAGGCCTTTCAGTTCGTGGACAACGGCGAGGAAGTTCCCGCCTCCCTCATGTCGACAATCAAGACGAACGACCGCGTCGGTTACGAGAAGATCCAGCGAGCAATCGAGCATCAGAAGTTCCCTTGCACTGAAGATGATCCTGCCGTCCTGGGGAACCTTGAAGAGTTGGCAGAAAGAGATCCGGAAGAGTTTGCGCAAACTAACTTTGATCAGTACCGCGGTTACCTCACAAAACAGACCATCAAGACTTTGAAGTACAACGTCGAGAAGCTCGATGATCAGCAGTACAAGGCTTTCATGGCCAAGGTCAAACAGCGCTGTAATGATGAAAAATTCAACGCTAAGAAGACGAAGAATGCTGTCTTGTCCGCTCAATCTCTTTATGTGGCTCGAACCCAGCAGGCCGAGAAAAACGTCCTGAGTAATGACACATTGAACTCAATGGTCAATACGGTTTTTGAAGGACAAAAGCCCGGGTTCTTGTTCGGCTACAACGAGGTCTCCGGCGCCGACTTCAGACAAGAGAAGAAGATTGATTGGGAAGCTGTGCCGCAGGCAGGCTTTAGAACTAAGGCCACAGAAGCTGACAGGCTAAGTGCCGTCAACAATATCCGCAGTCGGTACTTCAACCTTCCGCCGCTTCAGAACCTCACGAAGCAGCAGTCTCAGCTGATCGATGCTCGGATGGGCGGTATGCCAATTAATCGTGAGCTTTGGGAAAGAGCTTACGCAGAAGCCAAGAGACAAGCCAAGAACAATCCTCGCAATCCCGCTGTGACGCGTGCGGCAGTCGAACTCATTGCCCTGCACATGGCGTTTGGAGAAAAGTAAATGCCGAAATTTTTCATTACAGACGAACAAGCAATTGAAACTCCGGACGGCTCTATGGAAGTTCCGGGAGAACCGACGACCAAATCTGTGGTTGCTCAGGAGCCTACTGAAGGGCCGACTGTTGAACCGGTCAATCCGGTTCCCGTTCCTCCCGCTCAGCCGTTTGATCCCTATGCTGTATTAGAGCGGAATGCTTACTCTGCTTCCCAGTTTGTTCTCGGAAAGGATTCCGGGCGCACAGCAGAAGTCTTGGATATTTCCCGCCAGCTCGGAATATCTCCGGCAGAAGTTGATTCCGATTTCGAAGGATCAAAACAGCGTCTTGAGAAACTTCGCACGGCCAACACCTTGAAGCAGTCTCCCGGACTTTCTGACTACATTACGAATAATCCGGACAAAGCTCCTGTCCTGAAAAACGACCTTAAGCCGCTGACTAAGACGGACATTCTTCTCAACGAACTTGCGGAAAAGATGGCCGCACGCAATCCCGCAGAGCCGCCGAAATCTTTGACTTATGCGGATGAGGAAACTGAGTGGAAACGGGAAGATGAGGACTACGAGCCCGAGGTCAAAACTCTTGACGGCTGGAGAGCCGGATATTTGTCTGGAGAACTGCAGAACGAGCAGGGCCGTATGTATGAGGATCTGCGATTAGGCAAGATTACGAAAGACGCCGCTTTTGAAAAGCGTTCAAAAGAAATCGATGACACGCTGGCCGCACTGGACGAAAAGTTCAAGGATTCCTGGCTGTCCTATCCGACCATGAAGACGATTGGGCAAATGCTTACAGTCAGCGGAGACACTGCTGCTAAGGGTGCCGCTCTCGGTATGGGAGCAGGCGCCTTGGGTTTGGGTGCCCTTGCATTAGCGGGGGCACCTGTTGCCGTCCCTGCTTCCCTTGGAGCACTGGGCCTCATGACAATGAGCGGCGCTGTCATGGAAACCTCAAAGGAGGTTGAGGGCGGTCTTGCTTACAAAGACATGCGGGAGGCAGGCATTGATGATGACGTTGCCAGACGATTGTCCGGAACGGTTGGTTTCGTTAATGGCTCCCTGGAAGCCATCGGTGATGCTGTGCTCACTAAATTCGGAGGGAAGCTCCTTGGCATAACCGGCTTTAAGCAGATGTTCGGGCAGAAGGTCAAAGAAAAGACAATCGAAGCGCTCAAAAAGCCGACATTCAGAGCCGCGGCTGTGGATGTTGCCAAGGCTTTCACAACGGGCCTTGCAACCGAAGTAGGTGTTGAAGAGCTTCAGGAAATTTCAAACATTGTTGCTGAAGAGGCCGCCAAGAAACTCACAAAAGATGTGCAGTTTGATTCCATTACTCCGGATGAAGTGATGGATAGATTGGCCGACATCGGGATTGAGACGATTAAAGGTGTTTGGGCACTGGGTCTTGCAGGCGGCGCAGTAGGTATGACGCGCCACATCTCTAAGATCAAAACCGCCCAAAGGAATCAGGAATTCTTCGAGAACCTTAACCAGATCGCTCCGGAAATAACTGCCCGAGAGACTGCGCCCGGAGTTGTCTCCGAGGCGGTTCAGAATCAGGCAGAGAGCGCAGGCAAACCCACGATTTACGTAGATGGAGAAATGTTTGCGCAGACAATGCAGGAGAAAAACGTTCGTTTGGAAGACCTGAAGAAGATCAATCCTGAGCTAGGAAATGCTATTCAAAAAGCAGTGGCTTCGGGCGGAGACGTTGAAATCTCTACCGGAGACTACGCCGCCCATATTGCCGGAACTCCTTTCGGAGAAGCTTTGACTCAGCACCTTAGATTCAATCCGGACGAACTCAGTGCCTACGAAGCGACGAAGGCCCGCAAACTTGTGTCTGAGTGGGTAGGCCAGAACGATTGGGATCTTTCTACTGAGGAAGGCAGGGAGGCCGCAACAAACGAAATCAACCAGGCTGTAAATCAGGTTCAGAAGTCTAAGTATGCTCAGGCCTTCGATGACCTGACTAAGAGCATGACTCAAAGTCTTATGGCCAGCGGGATCAACGGCTACAGAGAGGAAAGAATTGCAAGGCAGTATGCTCGGCTGCAGGCGGCCAGTATTGTGCGTCTGGCCAAAGATGCCAACATTGCTCCGGAACGCATTGCTGAATTTGCTCCTAAGATTCAGTCTGCCGCCGGCATTGAACGAGCAGAGCTGGCCCAGAACGGAGCCGGACAGAAAGAGAAGGCAGCGGTTTCGGCTCCAGAAAAAACGGCGGAACAAAAACTGAAAGAGGACAGTGATACTTGGGGAAAGCTTGTTGATGGATTAAAAGAAAAACCCACTCAGAACGTGGTGATGCTCAAGCAAACTCCGCTTGTAATGAAATTGATTGGGGCAAAGTTTTTAACACTTCGGGCTACCCCTCACATGTTTGATGGTGCCGTGCCAGGAGCAAAAAAATCTAGTCCTTCTCACCATATTCATCCCGAGATTTCGAAACGAGTTTTGAAGCAAATTCCAGAAGCGCTGACAGATCCGATTGCAATTTTCAGAGATGATCGGAGAGAAAATACCTATCTCTTCATGCTTGACCTAAAGGCCGAAAATAATCAAAACGTTGTTGTCGCGGTTAAATTTAATGGCCCCGGAAGGCATGCTGAAATCAATTTGGCAAAAACCTCTTGGGGCCCTGAAAATACGCTGTACTTTCCGTTGCAGGAGCAAAACAATGCTTTGGTTTACGCTAATAGCCAAAAAATAAGTCGTTGGAACAAGAGCTCCGGCATCTATAGCCTTCGGGGTTCCAACGACTCAGGTGCTAGTGTAAAGACGGAGGCCGATCTGGTCAAGCTTCGGGAACAGTTTCCCGGTTATTACCAAACCGAAAAGATTGAACCGCAGTCTATAAATGTTCCTGCGACGGAAGTTTTTGCCAAGCTTGGCCTGGAGCTTCCGGAAGGTTTTAAACCGCCCCAAGTCACTCTGATCAGCACAAAGCCTGTCACAGAAAAGTCGAACATTGAAGAGTTTTCCGGAGCGGTTTTGCCGGACAACGCTCCCAAAGAACTGGTTGACGCTTTGGAAGAAAAGGGCATTCGGGTAGAGCTCAGCAGTAACCGCAAGACTGTGAGGGCTAAGGCCGTCTCTCAGCTGTCCCAAAAGATTCAGGACTCCCTCGTTTACTTTCAGAACGGCTCAAACGATCGCGGCGGCTACAGTCCTAAACAAAACACTATCCACCTGACTCCGAATGCTGACTTGTCCACCTTTGCCCATGAAATGAGCCATTGGTATCTTGAGAACCTGATGCAGCTGGCAGGAGAGGCAGGTGTCTCCGGACTTATCAAGCAGGACGCAGAAACCCTTCTGAAAGACTTCGGCCTCAAGTCGCTGGATGAATGGAAGAACCTCAGCATTGAGGAGAAGAGAAAGTTTCACGAGCGCTTTGCCTATCAGACCGAAATCTATTTGGCTACAGGTAAGCCGCACAATCCTAAGCTGATCACTGTTTTCAAGAATCTCGGCAAATGGATCAGAGACGTTTATCGAGCTTGGACGGGAGGAGTGGCCGAACAAAGAGCGGCACAGTACAAATCTGAATTTGGAGAGGAGCTGCCCCAGCTCTCTGAGGAAGTTCAGCGCGTTATGGATCGGATGCTCAATGCTGAAGCCGACCTTTATCAGGCCGAAGTTTCTGAATCCATGCGCCCGCTCTTTGATGAAAAGCCCAAAGACATGAGCGAGGACGATTGGATCGCCATGCAGAAAGCGCACGATGAGGCGCTGGCAGATGGCGAAGCCCTTCTAAATGAAGCAAAAGCTAAAGATGAGAAGTGGTACTCGAACGCCAGAGCTAAGACTTTGCGGATGATCCAGCGCAAAGCAAAGGAAATCCGGGAGAAAGTAAGGGAAGGTGTCACGGCAGAGATCGAGGCTGAGGCCGGAACTCGTGCCTATGAACTGATCAAGAAGAGCAACGAAACCTTCGGCATCAATTGGAAATTTGATCCGGAAGCGTTGACGGCCGCCAAGATAAGTTCTTCCGCAATCAAAAAGCTGAGTGCGCTCAGTCTAACGAAAAGGGGAGGAATGGCGCCGTCCGAAGTAATGGAACTCATGCGAGGTCAGGGCAATGCGTTTGCGACTGTCCAAGATATGGTCCAAGGTCTTCTTGAGGGAGCACGAAAAGACGAGCGCATCGAGGAAGAAACAACTCGCAGATGCATTGAAAAGTATTCCGAAAACTTTACTCAGGCAGGTATCGATGCTCAGATTACCGAGGCCCTGCAGAACGAAGCCCGGGCAAGATTTGTCGCAACGGAGTTTAAGTATTTGGCGGGAAGCCCGGCAGGGATCAGCCAGAGAATGATCAATGAAGCGGCCAAACGTTCTGCAGAATTGATGCTGGCCAACATGCCCGTTTACAACGTCAATCCTCGGAACTTTGTGGCAATGCAGGCAAGAGCCTCCAGGAAGGCTTATGAAGCATTAGCCAGCGGGGACAAAGGCAGAGCCGCCGCATACAAGCGACAGCAGTTGATGTATCTGCAGGCGGCGCTTCAGGCTTTGGATGTTGACAAGCAACTGGATCGTTTTGAACGCATCCGGAAAAAGACCTTCTCTGCAGATAAGAAACTTGCTAAGACCTATGACCTTGATGTCCTTAATGTACTTCGCGCTGTCTTCAATATTGAAGGCTTTGGAAAAACTAAACCTGAAGATGTAGACCTCCTGGCTGTAGAAAAAACTATCAATGCTTTTGAAGAGATTGCTCGTCCCACTTATGAGATGTTGGACGGAATATTTAAACGTTACAGAGGACTTCAGGGAGGCCGAGGGTACAGCACTTTGACTTACGGTGACTTCCTAGCTTTGGCAGAAGATGTGAATATGCTCTTTGCGATCTCTCGTCAATGGAAAGAAACAACTCGGGAGGCAAAAGCAGAAGCTCGTGAGCAAGCGGCTAAGGAGTTGATTGCCCAGATGAGCACACAGAACCTGTCTTACAACACTGTGGGACAGACAGAGGCAACAACGGCTTATGAGAAATTCAAACAAGATGGCCTCTTAAGTCTCGGATCTGCGCTTGTTCGTGTTGAGTCCTGGTGCAACAAAATGGATACAGGCAATCCCAACCATCCGTTCAGATCCTACATCTACGATCCGGTTGCTCAGGCTACGGCTAAGTTCCGCAATCGCAACAGCGAACTTCAGCAAAAACTCGCAGAGATGATTAAACCGATGCAGAAGGAATGGTTGTCTCGGACAGACATCTACGCTCCGACTCTCAACTACACGTTTAGAACCAAGGCAGAGCTTATCGGCGCTCTTCTTCATACCGGCAATGAATCGAACAAAGAAAAGCTCTTGCTCGGTGGTAGAGGAAAGGGAAACGCCTGGGCCGAGATGGTTGAAGACAACGAGGGCAATAAAAAATTAGATACGAAGCGTTGGGATCAATTCATTGCCCAGTGTTATGCCGACGGCACAATCACAAAAGCGGACATGGATTTCGTACAACAGGTTTGGGATCTTCTGGAGTCGACAAAGGAGGATGCCCAGAGGGCCTACAGAGATCTTTACGGTTACACCTTCAAAGAGATCGAAGCCTCTCCGATCCAAACTCCGTGGGGAGAATATCGAGGCGGTTATGTTCCGGCGACAACGGATAAATACCTTGTGGCAGACAAGGCCACGTTTGATGAAATTGACCAGCTTACTAAGTCAGACTCGCTGAGCCAAATGCCGGTATCAAATCCCGGCTTCACAAAAACTCGAGCCTCTGACTATCACGAACCTCTGAGCTTTGATATGGCGATCATTTCAAACCATATTTCCTCAGTTCTGAGATTCTGCTATATCGCCCCAGTCGCTCAAGATGTCGCCAAGCTGCTTATTAATAAGGATCTGAAGGAAAGAATCGATTCTCAGGATCCTACGACCATGAAAGACATGCTTAAGCCCTGGCTTAAACGGTCCTATACCCAGGATGTGAGTGACGGGAAAAGCGGCTGGATCAGCAAGAAACTCAATGAACTCCGAGGTATCGCCGGCATCAACATCATGATGGGCCACGTCGTGAACGCTCTGCAGCAGTTCACGGGATTCTCGATTGCGCTCACCAAGGTTTCCGGACGAAATCTTATTGACGCTGCCGGTGTCTTTGCTCGAGACCCGAGAAAGGTAACTGAGCAAATCACTCAGCTTTCTCCGTTCATGATGTCTCGCCTCAATGACCGTGCTATGGAGTTTCAGTCTCAGGTCTATAAGATTTCTTCTACTCAGGACAATCGTGTTACGAAGCAAAAGGGAATCTTCAATAAGACAGTAGCGGCTAAGGCTAAATACATTCAGCCGGTACATGACTTCCTGATGCGAAAAGGATACTTCCTGCAGTCTTTCTGTCAGATTCCAATTGATGCGATCACTTGGGTCGGAGCTTATAACCAGGCGCTGCAGAAAGGACGGACTACAGAGGAAGCGGTCCTGGATGCAGACTCGGTTATCCGCACGACCATGTCCGACTTTTCTCCGGAAAACGTTGCTAATGTCGAAACAGGAAATGCTTTGTACCGATCCTTCCTCGTTTTCTACAACTACTTCAACATGCAGTTCAATCTGCTCAACGAACGCTTCCACGCCGACAGCATGGAGAAGAAACTGATTAGACGTTACGGCATGTATGCGCGAGACGCTCTCCTTGTTGTCACGATTCCTTCAGTTGTTGCGAAACTCATAGAAGCTGTGGTCTTCGGAGATCCGGACACAGGCGACGATGATGAATTCGGCATGGACGATATGTTGAGAATGCTGGCCTCAGAATCTTTTAAAAACGCTGTGGCTATGGCCCCTATTGCCGGACAATTTATTAACACTGCCGGTGCTAGCTTAGCCAAAGATCAAAAAGGCGGAGCAGTTTCGGACGTTGCGCGATTCATCTGGGGGACCGATCCTTATGTTGGCAGGATTATGACCGCTCCGGCTTATGGCCTTATCGAAGGAAGCGGCAAGGCGATTCAACAAACCGTTGAGATTCTCAACGATGAGGATGTGAATGCCCGGTCCTACACGCGCAATATGCTAGATCTTCTATCTGTGATAACTGGTCTGCCGCTTGGCTTCTTAAAGAAACCGCTGGGTTACATGGCGGGAGTTGAAGCGGGAGACATCCAGCCGGCGAACGCTGGTGAATTTATTCAGGGAGTTCTTTCCGGGAAAGCGAAGAAGGACTGAGAACCCGTCCATAAACCTCCTTGCTGTCAAATGAAAATTGATGGCAAGGAGATCGCTAATGTCAATTTCTCAAGAACTTCGGAGAGCCGGTCCTTATATCAGCGACGGCTCGACAAAGGCCTTCACATTCAGCTTTAAAGTGATGAAGGGATCCGACTTGTCCGTTGTCGTTGCTGACAATAAGGACACCTCGGTCTCGGAAACTCTTGCCTCTACAAACTACACGGTTACACTCAACGATAATCAGGAAAACTCTCCCGGAGGCACCGTCACTTTAAACAATGCGCTTCCGTCCGGGAAAGCGCTGGCGATCCTCTCGAATGCGCCTTTCCTTCAAGAAAAGGTCTTTACCAATGCCGGGGGCTTCTATCCGGAAGTTCTAAATGACGCTCTCGACACTCTGACTATTTACTGCCAGCAATTGAAGGAAGCCCTCGGGCGATGCCTGATTGTTCCAAGCACATCGGAGCACACACCGCAGGAAGTATTGGCAGAAGTCCTTGAGATCGCTTTCACTGCCAATGATTACGCGCAGCAGGCACAAGCCATCTATGACACAGTCAAAGGTGATATTGCGGAGATCAAAGCGCTAAAGGACGAGATTGATGACCTAGTCCTTACCTTCCAAACGATCGAGCAACTTGCGGCCCAGGCGCAGGCCAACGCGCATTCTACGAATGACGACAAGCTGACATGCCAACAGGCCCTCCAGCAGATTCAAGCGATAGCGGCGCAAACCGGATTCTCTACCCGGACAAGCCCGACGGTATCCGAGTCGGAGACTTTTCCGCTTTCTAATTTGACGCCCTCCGCCTATGTAAAGGTGGGAGACCTGGTACTTAATTCGACCAACGGTGACTTGTTCCGGATTACCGCAGTAACGGCAACGACAGTGACGGTCGGCGCAAAGATTTCAAATCTTCGCGGCCCCCGCGGTGAGCGCGGTTTGCAGGGCAGTCCGGGGCCCGCGGGTGAGCGGGGTGAAGCGGGGCCTATGGGCCAAAGCCCTTATGCGACTTGCTTCGGGCAGTTCCAAGTAAACGGAGAGGGAATGCTTCAGCTCGAATACGTGGGTCTTGCGCCTGCTGAATTTTCAATTAACGACAACGGGGAGGTAGAAGCTACCTATGCCAACACTTAATATCGGAAAGGTTCGTTACACGTGGAAAGGCACGTATAGCGCAACGACCGCATACAGCATTCTTGACAGAGTAAAGGACGCCGACGGTTACGTCTATGAGGCGATTAAAGCCGCACCCGCAGGAACAGAACTTACCAACGAAAACTATTGGATAAAACTTTCAGTTCAAGGCCCGAGGGGTGATAAAGGGGAGACGGGGAATGACGGGCCGAAGGGTGATACGGGTTCAGCGCCGACGGCCATTTTGTACACAGAGCAGAACAATCTGACAGACGCCCAGCGGGCACAAGCTCGAACAAATATCGGCTGGGCCGCGGCGTTTGCCACATCTTTTGCTTCGGCGATAGCTACTTGGGCGACCAGCACTTTGGGCTCAAAGATCGAGGCCTATCTCGTACCGATTTTGAAACAGCTCTGTTTAGACAACGGCGCCACTCAGGCAGAGATCGACGCCCTCGAAGCTGAAGAAACAAGCGAATCTGATTCATAAGGAGCAGTATGACCACATTATCTGAAATCAAAGCAGAATATCTATCCAAGGCGCTCTCCCGCCCCGTCAAGGCTTACGGCGTGAAGATGGGCAACGGCAGAATCACGTCCTTGTCGGACGTTCAAGGGTTCCATGTCGAGCCTTGCTCAATCGAGCTTATTGCATTGGTTAACAAGAAGTATCTGAAAGGTGACAAGGTTCAAGAGGAAATTCCAATAGAGCCGTTAAACAGGCCCGAGGGTTTCCAATATGGATATGACCTCTACACATTCACAACGCCTGACCTGAAAGCCGACAACCTCAAAGTTGAAGTGTTGGAAAAACCGTTGATCGGTAAAGCTAAAGTCAAGTTCAAGGCGGGTCAGCAGTTTGCGGTCAAATCTCAGTTGATCACCGACGAACTGTATCAGAGTGCTGATGGAAAATATTACACACAGGCAGACCTTCCGGAAAACTCCGACGCATTTTGCAAAGAGCGCTACAGCAACGAGATCAAGGCGGAGCGTAACGCCCGTATCAGTGACACAGACGATTACGTGAAGTTGCCTGACATCACCGTGGCGCGGTCAGCAGGAGCCAAACGTTCTGCTCTGGAAGACGAAGACAGAACGGCCTTAGAAACGTACAGACAGGCGCTCAGAAACCTGCCTGAATCTGAGGGTTTCCCGTTCGTCCAGTGGCCTGAGTTTCCTGCTGCTCTGGCTTACGAGCTTCAGCAGAAAGTTGACACACGAAATCAAATGAGACAAGGAGGTTTTAATGCTTAAGAAAGTTTTGCAGTTGTTGTGCGGTCTGTTTGTGCCTAAACGAGCTGTAAGCGGGGGGGGGGGGTAGTAAGCTAATCTATGGAGCCGA